GCCAACGACAAGGGCGACATGTGGGTGGATACGGATGCTAATAACAAATTATATATTTACAGTGGTACGGCTTGGGTGGTAGCACAGGATTACTATGCAGCATTAATTGCGGCACAGAATGCGCAGACAACGGCAAATGCGGCCCAAACAACTGCTTCTGACGCTCTTGCGAAAGCGAATACGAGCAAGGCGATAACCGACAAATTCGGAACAACTGTAAATGGAGGCCTTATCAACACTGTGACGATGGAACTCCGCGAGGCTGGATCGCAAACGGTAACAGCCGGAATAACGGGCATTCAGAACGGGGGAATGAACCCAGCTTTCTGGGCAGGTGGGACGTACGAAGATGCGCTTGCGTCGTTGGCGAAAATCATTCTTCGTCATAATGGTACAGGGAGAATCGGCATCTTTAGCGTAGATGCGGATGGCAAAATTCGCGTTTACGATGCACAAAATACTTCTGTGGTTAGGCTGCTAATTTCTCAGGACAATTTGCCCGTATTGAGTGAATTGATTACTTCGGATTTGGTTACTGTTAGCACACCATTTATGGATTTTTCGCTGAATGGTGAATACTCTGGCTATGAATATTTGTTTCCTGAATCAATTATTCTCACGAAAAATGACAATACGGTAACAATTGGTGGATTTGTTTCCTTGCAATGTTATTATGCTACAGATGAATTTGGAAAAGTATTGCCCGGACAGGGAACATTCTTGGCTTTGTATTTATATAAGAAAAATACATCTGGAATATTCGAATCATATGCAAGGTTTATTATCCCCGGATTGGAAACGAGCCAGACCAATAACCCAGTTGCAAAAAGTATAAATTCAACCCTACTTAACGTACCGGCAGGCGAATATAGGCTGTATGCAGGCTGCACTATACAAAATGATGGTTACATAGAAATTTCAGATGCAAAAATAACCGGAACTTTTGACGCATCTTCGTCGAAGCGTGTTGAATTTGGAAGGAACGGTTTTATGCAGTTTTATAACAACGCCGGCGTGAAGAATTTCTACTATATGACAGAATCCGACGGGCTGAAAATAGGTGGGGCAACAGATATTCCCGGCGTATTACTGGCAGGTGAAGTAGGATCTGCCGGTGGATTTACAAGTTCGTGGGGCGCGAAAAAACACGCTTCGAGCACTGCCATCAAAATAACAACAGGACAATATCGCGTTTATCATAGCATAGGGCATACCGATTATCAGGTACAAATAACGCCTACATCATCGAATAGAACATCGTATATATCTTCCAAAGGTACGGATAATTTTGTTGTATATTTTTACTCAGTAGGAAGTAGCCCGTCATTGGCAGATACAGGATTCCACTTCATGATAACAGGTCGGAATTACTAACAAAAAAAGCCGCACTTGGCGGCTCTTTGTAGCGTTCTTTGAAAAATTATTCTTCGGCGGGATAGGGAAAAAATGTGAATGCTTCATTGAAAAGCCTGTAACATTCAGTATAATTTTCATCATTGTAGGCCGCCTCGATAAGCGGACGAGCATTATTGATCACACTGTCGGGCACGAAAGCTATTGTGTCGTTGTGAACATCGGTTATAACTACATCGTAGCCATAAATAAAGTCTTTTAAAAAATCGCCCATTTGTGTGATAATATCTGTGCCCCACATCAACAGAGCCGGTTTATTGTAGTCTTTTAATGTTTCTATGAATGTCCGAGCAATTATTTTTTCGGAGTCATAATAACGATTATCAAACCAGTGACTTCTCCAATAGATATTCACAGCTTCCTGCACCACTTGAAGTCCCGTGTAACCGCCAATCGTGGCACGTGTTTGCACGGACTTATCGGGTCGAAGAACAATTTTCGCATTAGGGTCGAGCTGACCTTTGTCGGTTTCGACTTCAGGCTTCGGGTCGCAGCTTAGCAGCATCCCGAAAATGAATAATAAAGAGATTAATTTTTTCATTTCCGTATAATTTAAATGATACAGTAAAGGTATTGATAATTATTGAAATAACAAAAAAAATGAAACTATCCATTAACCCTTCATCGTTTAAAATGCAGAAACTGTATGATAGGAGCAATTTCAACAAGATGTTGTGAAAGTTATTCTATACTTATGCAACATTGTGTATTATAGTAATACAAAATATTATTTTTGAATTAAAATTATGCGATTATGGGACTTTTAATTGGTGTGGGGGCAACAAGGCCCCAATTTCCTTATGATTATTATTACGGCATCGAATGGGATACCACCGTTTCAAATCCAAAACCAACACGTGTGGGGAAAATGGAGTTGCACCAATCGTTGCCGATTCAATCATTGATGCGCCGTTGCGTTCTGAAAGATGACGGAACGGTGAATTATTACCTACATGCGAATGATTCGGCAAAACGTGATAATGGCGCAAATGCCACGCTTGACGGTTCGCACGGAATGGTAATGGTTGAATTGCCGGACATGTTTGTTCGTTTCGAAATGGACGGTACAAAACGACGTTGTTTGATGTCCGACCATCAATTGCCGGGATTTATCAAATGGTCAAAAGATTATGTTTCGGCGTATGAAGCAACCGTTGAACGTACAACAAACAAACTTGCATCGGTTGTTAATACAACCGCGGATTATCGTGGTGGTGGAAACCAGGCCGATTGGGATGCTTTGAGCAAAACGCAACTTGGCAAACCGGCAACAAACATTTCACTTAACAATTTTAGGACATACGCCCGTAATCGCGGTTCTGTATCCTGGAATTGTAACACCTATCAAATTCAACGTAAACTGTTCTGGTTGTTCTCAGTTGAATATGCCAATTTCAACTCACAAGACACGTTCAATGCAGAATTGACTCCCGATGGATACCGACAAGGCGGACTTGGTGCAGGTGTAACCACGTTGACCGATTCGTTATGGAATGCTTTTAATGGATATTATCCGGTAATTCCGTGCGGACATACAAACAGTTTGGGCAATCGTTCAGGTGTGGTCGATTATGTTATGCCAGCAGAATATGGGACACTGACCGTACAAGTTCCATCATATCGTGGTGTTGAAAATCCCTTTGGACACGTTTGGAAATGGACGGACGGGTACAAATGTATGATTCAGTCAGACGCAGACGGTGGATTATCTGAATTTTATGTATGTGATAATCCGGCGAACTTCACAAGTTCCGGAACAGCAAATTACCAATTACGTGGCAATTTGCCGCGCACAAACGGCTATGTAAAAGAAGTAATATTGGGTGAATATGGCGAGATTATGCCCCTGATGGTAGGGGCTGGTTCAACCACCTATTTTTGCGATTATTTCTATACAAGCATTCCTGCAAGTGGCGTTTCAGAACGTGGCGTTTTTTTCGGCGGTGCTGCGTTTTATGGAGCGGTTGCGGGCTTCGTTTGTGCGGCTTCGACTTCTACGGCGACGTATGCGCATGCGCTTATCGGTTCTCGGCTTTGCTTTATTCCACAAATCGAAGCGTAAGCAAATCGAGGTGTAGAAATATGATGTTTGAAAAATGAAAAATAAGGTTGTCCGTTGTCGTGGCGTTTTGTTCAGCGGTAATGCGAATAATGGAGCGAATGCAGGCTTCGTTTATGCGAATACGAATAATACGGCTACGAATGCGAATGCGAATATCGGTTCTCAGCTATGCTTGTAAAATATAGTTGCATAACGGAAACCTTGCCACAAAAACGGGTCGATGTGTCCCGTATGACTTGGGAAACCAAGGGCAAAAAATAACATAAGTAAAACGGTTTTGGTATGGGAAACCCGAAGAATCCAAATATACAAGCAAACAAAGAAGTAATGAAGCGAATTGGTGATTTATATGAAAAAGTCATAAGCCTTGATAATTTACGGCTTGCTGATGAAAAAGCCCGCAAAGGTAAATTGAGGTCCTATGGCGTACAACTTCACGACAAAAACCGTGAAGCCAATTTGCTTTCACTGCACGAAAGTTTGAAGAATCAAACTTTCAAAACTTCAAAATATCACATATTCACCATTTTTGAGCCAAAAGAACGTGAAATTTATCAATTGCCTTACTTCCCAGATCGCATTACTCACCATGCTATTATGAATATTCTCGAGCCTATCTGGGTGTCAGTGTTTACAAGCGATACTTATTCTTGCATAAAGAATAGGGGTATCCATGCGGCGGCTAAACGTTTAAAAAGGCAACTAAAACTTGATCCTGAAGGGACAAGGTATTGCCTGAAAATTGACGTGCGCAAGTTTTATCCATCGATTGACCATGACATTTTAAAACAGATTATCAGAAGAAAGATAAAAGACAAACGTTTACTTTGGCTTCTTGATGAAATAATAGATTCAGCCGACGGTGTGCCAATCGGAAATTACTTATCACAGTATTTTGCAAATCTGTATTTGGCATATTTTGATCATTGGATCAAGGAAGAAAAAGGAATCGAATATTATTATCGTTATGCTGATGATATTGTGATACTCGGATCGGACAAGGACGAAATTCATTCGCTTTTGCATGAAATACGTGCATATTTTTCAGATCGTCTTAAGTTGAAGGTAAAACGAAATTATCAGGTTTTCCCGGTCGATAGTCGGGGCATTGATTTTTTAGGATATAGATTTTTCCACTCCCACACTCTTTTGCGTAAATCTATCAAACATAAATTTTGCAGCCGGGTGGCAAAATTAAATAAGAGAAAGACTACACCGACAAAAGAGCAATACAAACAACAAATATGTTCTTGGTGGGGATGGTGTAAATATTGCAATTCAATTAATTTAATTAACAAACTATCAAAAACATTTCCGTATGAACTTAAATTTACTCGCGCCGAACGCAAGGTATGACCTTGAACACGGCAAACCATCGGTGTTTGAGCAAGACAATGATGGTTCTTATTTGTACCGGTATAACATTGAACCAGAAATAGATATTCCTGACGGGCAAACCGAAGAAACCCAAATTGGTTGGCAATGTCGTGAAGTCCGGGTTTGGCAACAACCGACAAAAGCAGTATTGAAAAAGGCAATCATTCGTTCCGTTATCGACGAAACGAAAGAATTTGCATTGCTGAATGATTACAACAAACATATTCTTGAAATAAAGATAGATTCATCGGCTGTTGACGTATACAAAGAGTTTTTGCATTTTACAGAAGATGTTGATGCTATGCTAAATCATGATTTTGAAGAACAGGATATATAAAATCATGGCAAAATTTAGTGAACTTGGCATTGGATCCGATGTGATTATTGGAAAATGTATTGATATTGAAGACCTATTTGATCGTCATATCTTGATTGAAAAAACAATCATACAGCCTACAAAATTTCCGGGTAAAAATCAATCTGGTTTGCGTATGCAAATGCAAGTGGTTCTTGCAACTTTTTTAGAAAACGGTTCTTATGTGAAACACGCAGATGGAACGCCAGATGGAGAACGCCGTTCCTGCTTTACAGGATCGGATATATTGATCAACTCAATACAAAAAGCAGAAGCAAACATTCAATCAATAAACACAGAGCGCAAAGAAAAAGGTCTTGAATCATTACAATTATATCCTCTTGACACAACAATTGTCAAAGTTGGTAAATGTTTTCAATTCAAATAAAAAGTAAATTAGATGAAAGATCTTCTCATTCAATTGTCGGGCTTTTTTGGAAAGTCATTATTTGTTGTTTTAGGCTCAATATTTGCTTTTCTTGAACCAACGTTGCCGTTCATATTGATTTGCACATTGGCCGTTTTCATGGATTGTTATACTGCTTGGTCATTATCAAGACGAGTAAAAAAGAAATATCCGGGAGCGAATGACGGCAAATTCAAATCAAATTATGCCGGACGTGTTTTTACGACACTATTAAAAACGTATGCTTTGATTTTGCTTGTATTTTTAATAGAAAACTTCATTTTTGAGGGTTTACCTGTGAAGTTATCTAATATAGTCGCCGGTGCAGTGTGTTTTTGGCAAATATGGTCGATGCTTGAGAACGAAAGTTCGTGTAACGATGCAAGATGGGCAAAGATAGCCCAACGCATTCTTGTTGATAAAACTGAAAGGCATTTTGACATTGATTTGCATGAACTTAAAGAAAAGAAAGGTGATAACAATGGCAAAGATTGATATATTGTTGCCTTTCATTCTTCGTTGGGAAGGTGGTTTTGTCAACGACCCGGCTGATGCCGGCGGTGCAACAAATAAAGGTGTTACAATTAGCACTTGGCGAAAAGTAGGCTATGATAAAGACGGTGATGGCGACATTGATATTGACGATTTAAAATTGTTGTCCGTCGAAGATGTTCGTGATCGTGTTCTTAAACCTCACTATTGGGATAGGTGGCAGGCAGATAAAATTGAAAGTCAAAAGGTTGCCAATATATTGGTCGATTGGGTGTGGTGTTCTGGCAAGCACGGTATTGTAATTCCACAACGGATACTCGGGGTTGAACAAGACGGAATTGTTGGAAATAAAACATTGTCAGCTGTTAATTTTGCAGATCCAGATCAATTATTTGATGCAATTTACAAAGCGCGTGTTGATTTTCTCAATGAAATTACACAAAAGAGTATTGCAAGTTACGAACAAAAAATTGGAAGAAAGGCAACAGAAAAAGAGTTGTTGAAGTACACAAATAAAAGATTTTTGAAAGGTTGGTTAAATAGGCTCGAATCTATTAAAACAATTTGATTATGAAGATTCAATACAAAATAATCCTCGTCCTAATCGCATGTGTGGTATCTTTTTTCGCAGGTCGATCAACAAAACAAAAAGAGACAGTTAAATTCGTGAAAGGGGAAACTGTTTATCGTACCGTAGAAGTACCGAAATTCATTACTTCAACAATTCCGGCAACGGTATTTTTGCCTACAAAGAAAGATACATTTTATGTGGATAGAGAGAAAATAATTGTTCAAATAGTCGATACAGCTAAAATAATTGATAATTACGTTTCTGAAAGAAAATATGCTTTCAATGTGTTTGATGATGAAAATGGTAAGTTAGACGTTGATCAAACGATACAATATAATGAACTTCAAAAATTCAATTACTCGTTTACGCCAGTGCAAAAAGTAATAACACGTGAAAAAGAACGTATTATTGTTCCTTTCGCTTCTGCATCATATAATACATTTGGAATTACAGGAGCCGGAGTAGGTGTGTTTTACAAGAATGTAGGAGTTGAATACAAATATTTGTACAACATGAATAATCGTTATACCGGACATGAATTTGGATTAAAAATAAAATTCTAA